CCTATTCCAATTATTTATGGAAGAGGGCAGGGGGTTTCTAGCACGTTTTCCACCGCACAAACCAACGCCTCGGCGTCAAAAGTTGATGATTTCCTGCTTACCCGTGTTTCAAAATACGGTGTAGCAACAATTTCTGGCGAGGCCGTAGCTGCATCAGAGGGTGATCGCTACGCATTTTTGTCCGCGAGTACCACGGAAATTGACAACATCATCAAGTCTGTTGGCGATTCAATTGCTAAAGGATTGTATGGCGATGGATCCGGCGCAATCGGTCAGATTGCCTCGACCACAACCATAGGATCAACCTCATGCGATTTAGAAGATCCAAGTACGGTTTTCAATTTTGAGGTTGGGATGAAACTGGATCTTGCTGCATCTAAAACTGGCGGATCCGTAAGATCAAACCAAACAACCATCACCGCGGTTGACCGTTCCAAATTTAAGCCTGGCGATACAGACCAGCTTACGGCCTCGGCCAATTGGAATGCTAACTCAGGAGCAACAGGGGATTACCTTTATCAAGAAGGTGATTATGATGCAGTCATCACGGGTCTTGATGCCTGGGTTCCTTCCAGCTCGCCATCCAGCGCGTCCTTTTTCGGAGTAGATCGTTCAGTCGATCCGACCCGTTTAGGCGGACAGCGTTATGATGGATCCTCGGATACCATCATCGAGGCGTTAATCGAAGGAATGGCAATCACCGCCAGGGAAGGCGGACACCCAGATCACATTTTCCTTTCATTTGCAGAATTTGTGAAACTGGAAAAAGCACTTGGCGCACAAGTCAAGCGTGAGGTGAAACGTAGTGATTCACTTTCTGGCTATGACAGCCTTGACTTAATCGGCCCATCTGGAACTGCGAAAGTAATTCCAGATAAAGATTGCGCTGATGGAGTTGCTTACATTCTGGAAATTGGAACCTGGACTTTAGCCTCAATCGGTGAAGTTGTTCAGCTCACGCAGCTCGATGGAAATCGCGTTTTGCGCCAGGCAAGTGATGACGGAATTGAGGTCCGAGTGCATTCATACGCGCAGCTCGGATGTTCCGCACCAGGTTGGAATTGCCGCGTTACACTCCCATCTTAATAGGAGAAACTGATGGCATCTAAAACCTTTTATGATGTTCAGGCGGTTAATCCTCACGTTAAGATTTTAGCCGGATCCTTTACCACGAATAACACTTCTAATCCTGTTGCCACGAATAACACGGGAGCAGGATGGTCGGTTGCTCGAAGCGGTACGGGTGAGCTAACGGTAACGCTTGAGGATTCTTACCCTGGATTGATTTCGGCACAAGTATCACTGGCTTTAAATGCAGCTGCTGATTCGAAATGTCAATTTGGCGCAATCGATGTCACAACAGCGAAAACCGTGGTGATTCGAACCATCACGGGAACAGCTGCCGCGGACATTGCAGCCAATGCAAACAATCGCGTCCATTTCTGTTTGATTCTTAGAAATACCTCTTTAACTCAATAAGGGGGATTTCATGAAACGCGGAATGGACACAGGAACCGCGATCATGATTGGCATGTCACCGAAACGGGGCGGCGAAGATGAAGCCGCCTCGGTAGGTTACGATGGCGAAATGATCGAGGAAGAGGAAATGGAATATGAATATTCTGAGGACCAGCTGGCAATGGCTGATGAATTGATGAGCGCGGTAAAGGCGGGAGATTCTGAGGCGGTGCTGGATGCGATTCACGGAATATACATGTCATATTCTTAAAACCTAGCCATGACTGATTTTGTCAGTTTAACGGTCCTCAGACAATTGGTGCGTCAGAGGGCCGACATGGAAAATTCCCAATTTGTAACGGATACCGAGTTACGCCGTTATATCAACCGCGGATATGCGGAGCTTTACGATTTAATTATTACGGAAGCAAATTCCGATGATTATTTCCTAAATTCCTACGCTTTCAATCTGACTTCCGGCACTAGGGCATACGACCTTCCATCTGATTTTTACAAGATGAGGGGCCTTGACTTGACCGTAGGCTCAGATGTCATGCCGATTAGACGGTATAATTTCAGCCAGCGGAATGTCGGCAGCCGCTACCAAGTTGCAAGAAATCTCAGGTATCACCTTCAGGGCAATCAGATATATCTAAATCCGAAGCCTAGCACCTCGGACACGATGACACTCTGGTACATTCCAACGCCTAAAAAATTCCTGGAAAAAACCGTTACCGCAATTACTCGCGGCAGCTCTACCATGTGGACCGTGGGCGCAAATCATGGTTTTGTGGTCGGGGATTTGATTACGGGGGTGAATTTTATAAATGCTGCAAATTATAACGTTGATCAAACCATCAGCGCCGTAGGTGCGGCCACCGTCACAACGGATCTGGACAGCAGCGGCCTCGCGGATCCAACCAGTTTCGGAAACATTGAAACCCGTTTGGATTTTTTTTCAGGCTGGGATGAATTTGTCATTTGTGCTGCTGCCATCGATGCGCTGGTTAAAGAAGAGGCGGATGTTCAGCCGATGATGATGATGAAGGAAGAAACAAAAAATCGCATCATAGCCGTGTCAAATATGCGCGACCTGGGCGAGCCTGTTTCAGTAACGGATATTTCTGGATATTACACCGATTTCGCAAACATGAACTGGTATTAACATGAACGAATACATAAACAATCAAACTTACATTTCAAGCGGCGATATGTCCGGCGATGTAACTGGCGGATCCATAGATGCAGCCCGAATGTCAAAAGTTTCAGCAACGTGCGTAAATACATCTGGATCCTCACCCGATGGCACTATTTACATCCAAACATCAAATGATGGCACTACATGGGTAAATAGTGGAATAGGAACAGGATCTGCTGCAATCAATGCCGCGGAAACTAATGTTCTATATCAAGATTTATATGAAAGATATGTTCGCATTTTTTTTGATCGCACCAGCGGATCCGCATCATTAAATGTAGCCATAACTTTAAAATCGGTATGAGCCGCGGAAATTTTACACAACTTTACACGGGTGATGCAGCTGCTGACCAGGTGCAGGGATATATTGCAACCGCATTGCAGCCGCTGCTCGATCTTCCTTTTGCAGCTGGCAACCGAGTGCAAGATGTCGAGTTATCAACCTCTGACACGTTTGTAAATCACGGATTAAATCAAAAGCCTGAGGGGTTTATTATTACTAAATCAAACGCGGCACAAACAGTTTATGAATCTGGATCAGACAACGATTTCCCTGACCGCATTATGATTTTAAAAGCGGGCGGCAGTGTAACCGTTGATATTTTCTTTTTTTGAGGTCACATGGCAATAACAAACGGAACCAATATCACAGCATTAGAAAAGCCCGCGGTTGGTGTAGATACGGGGCCAGGATGGGCAACGGCATTAAACAACAGCATTGATGCGGTGGATGGTCATGACCATACCACAAACAAGGGAAGCCGCATCACTCCTGCAGCAATGAATATTAATGCTGATTTGGAGATGAATAGCAATGATCTTACAGAGATCAGAACGCTATCGATGGATTCCACCTCTGGTACAACCACGGCAGACCAAAGAGCAATTTATGTAAGTGGTTCCAACAATCTGCATTACCGAAATGGATCTGGCCAGGATGTCCAAATCACGGATGGAACTTCCGTAGTGGGTGCAGCTGGAACCATTACGGGAATGGGGTCTGATGCAGGAAACCAAGCAGGGGCCAGCTATACAGACGGGTCCAAAGCGTTCAATTTTTTTACAGATTCAGGAAATACTGATTTTGGAAAAATGAACCATTCCGATCTGAATCTTTACAAATTTTCAGATGATAATACGGCTGACACCGATTTTGTAACTTTACAAACATCGTCAGGTGTATCTGGTGCAGGGGGGACCATCACGGTTCCAGGCGAAACTGGCACGATGTTGACCACAGCAACTAACCACAGTGGAGGGGATTTACAGATTCAGGTCACGGGTAATAACAATCAAATTGATATTACAACAACAGGAACCAGCGGTGATTGCGACATCAATCTAACCGTGGCAGCAGGACAGAATATTAAGGTGACAATTGGAACCGCAACTGCAGAATTTTCAGAGGACAGTAGCGGTGTAATGACCCTTACTTTGAGTTAAGACATGGCAAAATTCGCAGCAAAAGATAGTAACAAAAATATTACATTATCACCGCACGGAACTGGCAAGGTTGTAGTTGGTACGGGTGCAGCCGATGCAACGGTGCAAAGTGATGGTAATCACAATTTAGTTTTGCAAACGGGTAATTCTACAACTGGATCTATTTCTATTACTGATGGAGCAAATGGAAATATAGCTATTACCCCAAACGGAACTGGTGAAGTAGATATTTCAAAAGTAGATATTGATGCAGGGGCAATAGATGGGGTTACGATTGGCACAAACTCAGAGGTAACCGAACTGCGAGTTGACAATATTAAAGTTGATGGAAATACCATTTCTTCAACTAATACAGACGGGAATATTAGCATTACTCCAAACGGAACTGGTGAATTAGTTGTTGGGTCTGGTTCTGCATCTGGAAAAATTACTTCATCAGGTGCTCATGATTTAGTTATCGATACGAATTCAGGAACTAATTCTGGAACAATTTCTATAGTTGATGGTGCAAACGGGAACATAAATATTACACCGAACGGAACAGGCAGGACGGTTATCACAAACGCCAATTTAACATCACCACAACTTACAACACAAATTAATGATT